TCATCATATTTTTCGTCGGCATAATATGCCTCGCGGACATAAAGCAGATCGCTTTTTTTCCCGTATGGGCATTTACCGAACCCATGACCGAGTTTGTGCTCAATCTTAGTTCCTCGTTTACCCCACAGAAACCAATTGCTATTATCTTTAGATCCGCCTTTATAGAGGTCTGCATACCAATCACCACTTTGATAGCATGGTTGCATTGGTTGCTCTTTTATGATCCGCCGGCTCATGGTTTTCCGACCGGCAAGTATCTCTTTTACCATTTCACCCAAAAACAGAATTGGCCGGGATTTTCCCTCTTTCTTTTCACAGTGTGGGCAATTTTTGCTGACGTCGCGAAGGGTTGTCTGTATTTCTTCACAGAAACGCTCATATCCGTAAACACCCATTACAAGTGTTGATTTCTTACAAGTTTTACAAGTGTGCCGACTTGGATTCTTTTTGCAAGATTTTTCATGTTTTTCACAAGCAGATTTCTTATAAAATTCTTGTTCGCAATAATCACACTCCCATCTTTTAGTTTCTTTCATCATTTCCCTCCGAAGGGTCAATATCATATCTATTTACCATTCTACTTCTCCTTCAATAATTCCTCTACTTTATTATACGCAACAGAAAACAATGTTTGCAAAGAAAAAATTATAATTTCTGAATTTATACTACCACTATAACAATGAATGCTATTTAATTCTATTTCTTCTGGAAAAACAGCATTTGAAATAACAATAATTGGTCTATTATTTTCCTTAAAAATAAGCATAAAAGCTTTCTCATACTTTAAAGCTTCTTTTTTTACCTCTTTAACAAATCCAGCCAATATACCTTTATTATCATACAAAAAAGAATCAAATCCAATCTTCTTATATGCTTTACATTCAATAAATACATTATCTGTAAGCCATTGTCCCTCTCTATCAATCGATGTTATATCCCCGGCCTGACCTTTTACCTTTGATTTATCATTATACAGTGTAGCTCTGCCTCCACTCATAGCAGATCGCCAAAACAAATCATCACGCTTATCACTAGAAATCCATTTGCTTAATTCCTTACAAATATATCTTTCAAATTCCGCGCCTTTTTGTTTTGACATTCTACCCATTATTACTTCTCCTTCAATATAAAATAGGACAGACTAAATAGAAAAAAAGGGCATCAGAGAGATTATAAATTAATTTAGCCTGTCCCTACTACTACACCATGCAGTAGTTAATATTTTCTTTTCTTCGGTTTAAACATTTCTTCTATCTCATTCCAAACTTTAATCACTTTACTAGCTACCTCATTCATTTTTTCATCAAATTCTTTATCATCCAAATTTACTAATTCTTTTTCTAATTCATTTAAAGTCTCTACTTGTAATTCATCCTCCAATTTTTTAACTTCTTTCAACCATTCAACAGAAGTCTTTAAATCATCAATCCCATACATAAATATAATAGGAAATTGACACTCTCTAAAAGGCAACCCTACTTTACTTTTTCTTAATTGTGCTTTAATTTCAACACCAGTAACACGTTGAATACCTTTTATCTGTTTCTTTAGTTGTGCTATATGAGCAAGATATAAAATTTGTGATGAATAAAAATCTAATGCCTTCCCCCCACTTCTATTATGTTTATTTCCAAATGATACATTCATCTTATCACGTATTTGAGAAATAATCATAACTGTAAATTTCTTATTTGATAATGGTTGAATAAGCTTTCTAAACAATTCACTCATTTTCTTTGCTTTATTAGCACCATAACTACCATCTGTTATTTCCCGTTCCAATTCTGCTTTATCTGACAAAGCATCTAATGAATCAAGAATATAAAGATATTGTTTATCCTTTTCTGCTTTTTCTATCTTAGTATGTAAATCAGTAAATAGATTTTCAACAGTAAAACAAGGTTCCACAAAATCAATATCCTCTACTGGCAGACCTAGATTCCTTGCATAATCAGTATCAAATGCAGCTTCTGCCTCATTATAATAAATAGTACAATTATCCTGATACTTATTAAAGAAATTTGCACATGCTTCAATAGCAATTAAAGTTTTTCCAGTAGATTTATCTCCTACAACATTAATGATTCTATCCGTAGCCCATCCACCACCTAATACACAATCAAGCAGAGTACAACCAGAACTAAAGAAAACGGGGGATGCAGAGGGCTGATAATACAGCCCTCTACCATCAGAAGAATCCCCATTAAGATTTTTCTTTTTTTTACCCATTATTTAGCTTTCCTGTTTTTCATCTTATTTCTCAATTTATCCCTTGCAGATAACTTTTTAGTTTCTTCTTCAACTGGTTCTTCTGGTGCTTCATCAAGGGGTTCATTTTCATCTTCAATTAATTCTTCTTCTTCTGGTTCTGGTTCTGGTTCTGGTTCTTTCACCTTTCTTTTATTTCTGAACCTTGGTTTTTCTTCAACTTCTTCTTCAATTTCTTCTGGTTCTTCTTCTGGTTCATCATTTTCATCACTAATACCACTAAATACATTCTTAATATGGTCATAAGAATAAATTTTAAGAATAGTATCAAGAGGATTTTCAGTAATAAAATCAAGTGTTTCATCAAGAGTACCTTCATCATCAAGCATCAATGAAGATTTACGAGCAATCTTAATACCTTTATATTTAGTTCCCTTTTTACCTTTTCCTGTTCTTTCAAAATCAACATCAAATCCATCTTCTGGGTCATCGATTGATAGAACCTCATTAGTACGTTTATCCATACATAAAGCTGCAATATTTGAATCAACAGTTGGAGGCATAGACCACACTTTCGGGCCATCGTCTTCTTTAGCCCTATCAATAATATATACAAGAACTCTAGTCTTAGGTTTAAGTTCATTTGCATATTCCTTATCACCCTCTTTATGTGCTTTTCTCATTTCATCACAAATAGGGCATTTCTTTCCAAGCATCTTTTCTGGACAAAGATATGCTGCTTCATCTGCACCTATACTATAATGCACATACAAGTCCATTCCATAGTGTGTAGCATCATCAAAAGTAGGTGGAAGTATCCTAATACAGTTATCATCCTGTACTTTATAAACTTCTACCCCATTTTCATAAAAGGAATCATACTTATTATTTCCTTCTGCTCTTTTCTTCATTGTACCAATATCACGTTTCTGATAAACAAATTTTTTCTTAACATTTCTTTTCATTGTACTTCTCCTTTGTTTTAAACAAATATATAATTATTCTGTTGTTTCTACTTTTTTCCTATTATTAATATCCTTTCTTTTTCTTTTGTTATTCATTTCCTTTTTAATTAAAGATACACGTTCATTATTAGTTTCACTTTTCATTACAAAATCTCTTTCATAATATCCTGCCATTTGCAAAGAACACAAATCCTTTAATACATAACTCCTTTGCATAAATGCTTCTTTCAAACCTTGAAATCTATCCGCCAAACCACAAGATGCTACATAATCTGCTTTTAATTCAAGATATGTTTCATCAGTTTCAATTCTGGAAGATATTACTTTTTCAGTAACTTTTTCACCTGCTTCAGCAGCTTCTTTTCTTATTACCTGATCAAGAGTTGCATCTGCTTCTTTTAAAGCATTCTTTAATGTATCCCGTTTTTCAACCTCATTTGAAAGTTTCTCTGCTACTTCCTGAAAAAGAAATGGTTGTTTAATAAGTTCTTCATCAAGGTTATGCTTATCAATCTGCAAAGTTTGTTTCAGTGTTTCAAAATTCATATTACTTCTCCTTTTAAATAAATTTAATTACTTCTACTATTATATTATACTATTTAGAACCAAAGATATTAGCATCTTTTTTAAATTTATTCAGAATAATATAGTTCACCTAATGCAAGAAATATACTATAATATGCTTTTGTATCATATATAGCTTCTTTAAATGCCTCAAATACCTGTAAACAAAATACAGTCATTTGATTTTTAGTGTTTGGGTTCTTAATTACACTCATAAAATACTGTAAAATTATCCTTCTAATGCTTTCTGGTGCTACTTCTTGCTTAATCAATGAATCAACTAATGTTATAACTTTTTTCCATGCTTCATGAGCAATTAATACCCTACATAATTCTATAACCTCATTCTCTGATTCTACTGTTTCCAGCATCTGTGCTACTTCTTTTTTTGATGTACACGTTTCACAAACACTTAATGAAGTTAAAGCTTGTCGTGGTGAACCATCAGAATTTTTAGCTATCAATTCAAGCCAAGAATCTTCTATTTCTAATTCTTCTTCTGCTTTTATAAACACAAGTAAATCAAAAATAATATCAGATGATACAGAAGAAAGATTATATACAAGGCATCTTGTTTGAATTGTTTTCGGAATCTTATTTAATTCAGTAGTACAAAATACCCAAAATACGCCATCTGGTGGTTCTTCTACTGATTTAAGTAATGATTGCCATGCTGCTTTACTTAATGCATGTGCTTCATCAATTATATAAATCTTAGTATTTCCAGAAATAGATTTAAAATTCATACTTCTAGTTAATTCACGCATAGGGTCTATTCCTGTATGTGTAGCCGCATCTACTTCAATTCTATTATCATGAGTACATTTAATTTCATTTGCTATAATTCTAGCTAATGTAGTTTTACCTACACCTGATGGGCCAGCTAATATAAATGATTGATTTCCAGATTTAACAGCTTTTCTAATTGAAGCAACCTGTTTATCCTGCCCTAATACTTCATCATAAGTATCTGGCCTAAATTTAATATGATAATCCATTTTATACTTCTCCTTCTAAATTAAAATACATCTGGCAATAGTTCTTTAATCTTCAATATTACCTGAGTATTAAGTCTTTTAAAGTTTATAGTTGGTTGTTTAAACTTCTTTAGAATATGCCACAATTCTTCATTGATAAACTCATAGAATACTCTACCCAGTAGTTCCGATATATACTTACTGCTCCACCCTTCTTTTTCAGCCTTAAGTTTTACAAGCTCTTTATCCACAAAAGCTTGCGTTATATATTCATTAACAATATTACACTCTACCGGTTTACATTCAGTTGTATTAGTTCCAAATTCACGTCTGTTTTTTTCTTTAAATTCGGTTCTTACCATCTTAGCCCAAACTGTTCTACCGAAGCTATTCCTAAAACCATAATTCTTAATAACAATACCTTCACCAACACCTTTACCATCTTCAATTAAATATTCATTTGATTTAAGTTGTCTTAAAAAAAACTCATAACTGGGATTCTTAACAATCTGAATTGGTGGAATATAGTCTATTCCAATGCAATCAAGTGCTATAGAGTAATCATCAAACGGTATATACTCTAACTCGCCATCTTCATTATTCTTACAAACATCAAACACATAGAACTTACGCCATGCGTCTTGTCTGTATGTTTTAAGTGTATGTGGTACAAGCCACTCACCAAAAAGTCTAGTATCCGGGTATACTTTAAAAAACTCTTTTAATTTTTCATTATCTTTTAAAGATTCCATGATACCTTGATTATCAACACCATTTATATTAAGGTGTCTATTTCTTGAACCAAATTGAAGAATATCATTTTCTGGCCAGATTGAACCATTTGTACCGTCAATTTTAGGGAAGATATAACACACACCATTTTCAATACCCTCAACTTCATCAGTTCCAACCCGCTCTACATGCTGATATTTTATAAACATACTACTTCTCCTTATTTAAAAAACTTATTTCTACTATTATATTATACTATTTGCTTACAATTCTGTTGATGAAAATTTAAAAATTTCTTCCATATCATCCCAATTAGTACCTATTGAAAATTCTACATTTAATGGTACATTAATGAAATCAAATCTTGGTGTTACCATTATCCTAGAAATATCATACATTGATTCCTCAGCATATTTTTCTGGAACAAGAAAAGTTAAATCATCATGTATATTTAAAATAGGCACATAATACTCTTTTTCTTCTTCATATGCCTTTTTACTCAAAACACCCATAGAATCTACTACTATTTCAGAAGCAGTACCTTGAATAGGTGAATTAATTATCTCATTTTTATAC